CGCTCGCCGCTGTCCCTAGCCCGCTGAATGAAACGCGACACATTCTTTATGCTTGGGGGTGACGGAAGGGTAGGCTTACTCACGGCCGAGACCGTGGTCAGGGATCGAACCTGTTGCACCCGTACCGACTGCCGTACCCGTCACCGCTTGTCGAGGCGGCGCCTTGGAGGCGCGCACTCCCCGCGCTAGAGCCGAAAGGTCGATGGGCCCGCTCATGCCCCCTTTCTTATCGAAGGTAAATCCCTACCAATCAGCCCCGAGACCGTTCTTTTTCAGTGGACACTTCCCGGAATCGGTGGTAGCCCAGAGGGCGAGCCACTGCGCGAAGGGGGGGCACGGCTAGCTATTCGCGCGCCGTCCGCTAGGTGGCGCTAGGGCTGTCGCCACTAGCGCTATCTTGGGGAGCCACAGGGCCTGTGGTGGTCCGCTCCGCTGCGGGCAGGCTACGCCCGTTGAGGGGAGCCCGCGGGCCTTGCTGCGCCCCTTCCGCAGGGACTAGCTGCACCTAGCCAAGCACAGGTTTAGGTAGGTGTCAACCAACTTTCGCGTATGCGCGATCAGAAGCGGATGGTGCAGGCCTTGAGCAAGAGCCCTGAGCAGACGTAGCCGCTCACTCGGCGGCCGTCGGGGGCGTTGCCGCTGAACCCGCGCGCGTACCCATCGCCGCCGCACACGAACGGCTCCCAGTAGCCGAGGTTGACCGCGGTGTAACCGGCCGCCGCCAAGCACCTCTGCGCGGGCTCGTCAACCTCGGAGCAACTTCGCTGGATCAACAGGCTCGCGGCCAGAACGATCGGGATCAGCAGGAACCTCATGCAGCCTCCTTGAGCATACGTGTCACCACGCGGCTGGTCTTCTCAACCGCGCTCGCGAAAAGATTGCGCGCGTCCCGGGCGCTGCACCCCGCCTCCAGCCCGACCACCGTCCACTGCGGCGGATCCGCGCGCAGCCCGTAGGCGACCCAGCGGTCCGCCACCGGCTTGCCCTGCCCGTCCCTCGCCTGGGTGACGACCTCCTCCCCTTGGCGGGTCACGCGGCAGGGCAGCGCGCCCTCCTGCAGGTTCTTCAGCGGCGCCTCCTCGGTGGTCACCAGCCGCTCGACTTGGCGGCGCTCCCCCACCCCCAGCAGGCGCGCGCGGCACACCGCCTCCTCCAGCGGGGTCAGGCCGCGGGTCAGGAGCACCAGCCGTGCCAGGGCGTCCTGCGTGGCCTCCTTGCCCAGGTCCGGGCGGTAGGTGTGCTTGCCCTGCGCGCGGTCCAGCGCTGCGCCGGTGACGGAGGGGGCAGCGCTCAGCAGGTGCTCTAGTTCGAAGCGCTGGCGCAGGATGTCGATGCTCTTCACGATGACCTCGGGCCGTAGATGTTGCAGGAGAAGGCGTGGGCGTTCCCCGGTGCCGCTCCGCAGTTGCAGTCGGTGTTGATGCTGCGCGGCGTGCGCTGCTCCTCGGGCGTCAGGGGAGGGGGGCCGCCCAGTTCCAACCATTCCGGGCTCATGCCGCAGCCCCGCGAGTGCTCGCGCCCCGCCGCCGCACCCTCGCAGCAGGCGTAGGTGCCGGTGCTCTTCGGCGCCTCCGCCGGCTTCACGCTCACCTGCTCGATCTTCACCGTGAACCGCTCCGGCTCGCCCAGCGCGTAGATCGTGATCTCCCCCGGCGTGGGCGACGCCTTCCCCTCGACCCACTTCTTCCCTGCGGCCTCGGCGCTCTCCGCCTCGACGATGCAGTCTGCGCCGATCCAGCTTGATGCCATGACTAGGTACTTCACGTCGTCGCTCCTTCCAGGTATTGCTGCACCCGCTGCCGCGAGACGCCCACGCGCCGCGCGATCTCCGACTTGACCCGCACCCCCTGCGCCCACAGGTCGAGCGCCTGCTGCCGCTTCGGGCCGTAGTTGCCCTTGACCTTCGCCGCATGCACCGCGCGCCCGTCCAGCGCGGGCTTGACGCCCGCCGCCTTCGCCCACAGGCGCAGGGTCCAGGTGCAGACCCCGACCTCGCGCGCCACCTGGCCCAGCGGCTTGTGCGCGAGCAGCGCCAACGCCGCGGCTTTCTCCTCCGCCGTGTGCCACGTCCAGCGCTTCGGGGCGCCGTGCGTGTGCGCCCAGCGGCGGATTGTGGACACGCTCACCCCGTACTCGGCGGCGACTTCGGCGAAGGTGCGATGCCGCAACTTCCGCGCCGCCTCCTTCTGCCGCTCGCGACTCACCCTCACGACCGCGGCCCTTGGTTCCGTACCGTCTGCATCCATCGTTCCCATGTGCTCTCCCATGTCTCGAGTTCAACCTTCAGCGGCGGGCTCGGCGCCGCGCACCCGCAGGCCACCAGCGGCCCGCCGGTGGGCTTCGTCTTGCGGCAGGACCAGCAGCCGCCCCAGCCCCGCCACCGCGCTTCGCCGCAAAACTCTGGGGCGCCCAGGTCAAGGCGCGGCTCCTTGGGCTCACTCCGGGCCACTACGATTCCCGGAGCGCGGCAGTCAGCCGGTCAGAGGCGCGCTGGTGGTGCTGTGGCAGCAGTTCCCATCCCACGACGTAGCGCTGCTCAAGCGCTGCCGCCAGCAAAGTGGTCCCGGCCCCGGCGTAGGGGTCGCAGATGAGTTCCCCGGGGTCCGTGAACAGGGTGACCAGTTCGCGCATGAGGGCCAGCGGCTTCTGCCCGTCCACCAGTTTGCGCCGCGTGAGGTCGCCGCCGGTGTCCCGTGACGAGTAGCGCCAGGTCGCGCACTTCCCGCCGCCGTTCCACCGCATGCGGCCGACGTGCGTCCGCTCGTCCACCCCCAGGCCAGCCAGCAGCGGCAGCTCTGCCGCGGCGCCGCCGGCGGCCCGCGCTGCGTGGGCGATGACGATGGCCTCCCAGCCCTGGCCTGGTCGGTCCCCGCTGAGCTGCGGCTGGGCGTCGGTCTTCACCCACGCGCCGGTGCGCACGTACTCGGCGCCACCAGCCTCCAACGCGACGCGCCACAGCATCGCCGCCTCTACTTGGCAGAACACCAAGATCCAGCGCTTCGCCACCCGCGCCATCTGCGCCGCCACCGCGCAGCGCTCGGCCTCCGTGATCGGCGGGTAGCTGATGGGCTTGAGGACCACGTCCCGCCCCGCAGCCTGCTCCTGGGCGAAGGAGCCGGCGCGGATCCGCCGCCCTTCGGTGTGGACCTGCCCCTCGTAGGGCGGATCGCAGATGACGTGGTCGACGGAGCCGCGCCCAAGCGACGGCAGCCCGGCGGTGGGGTCCAGGCAGGACCCTAAGTGCAACGTCCAACTCATGCTCACCGGCGCACCCCCTTGTCGCGGAAGCACAGGCTCGGCCCGTGCCAGATCACCTCGACGGTCTTCTTCGGGCAGTACCGCGCAAGCCCGACGATGAACTCCGCTTCGTCCTCGGGGCTCTCGTTGTTGTAGACGTGGTCGCGGTACACAAAGCAGACCATGTCCGCGTCCTGCTCGATGGCGCCGGACTCGCGCAGGTCGCTAGCCACCGGCCGCTTGTCGGCCCGCTCCTCGCACTTGCGGTTGAGCTGAGCCAGCACCACGATCGGGCACTTCAGTTCTGCCGCCAGCGCCTTGAGCCCCCGGCTCATCTGGGCGATCTCCTCTTCCCGGTTGCGCTTCCCGGTTGCCTCGATAAGCTGCAGGTAGTCGATGATGATCAGCGCCCGCCCCTGCTGCTTCGCCCGCCAGCGCCGCGCCGCGAGCAGGATCTGCGCCCAGCGGCGGCTCTTGTCATCGAGGAAGAGCGGCAGCCGGGTCATCTCGACGGCTCGGCGGAAGATGCGCTGAAACTCCGCCTGGCTGACGCTGGCGGTGTTGAACGCCTCCGCGTTGCAGCTGGACCCCTGCACGATGGCCCGGTCCGCCTGCTCGTCCGCGCTCATCTCCAGGTTGAAGATCAGCGTCGGCACGCCGCAGTTGAGCGCCCAGGTAAGCGCCATGCTCGACTTGCCCATCTTCGGGCGGCCCGCGAGGACGTAGAGGCGCCCGTCCTGCAGCCCGTCGATGGCCCGGTCGATGCCTCCGATGCCGGTCGGCAGACCCTTGATCTTGCCGCCGCTGTCGCGGAAGTCGCGCCGCCGCTCCTCGAAGGCGGCCATGCGCTGCGTGATCACCGAGTCCATCGACCGCGCCTCGACCTGCGCCACGCTTGACGTGGTCTCGGCAAGGATCCGCTGCACCTCGCCCAGGTACTCCTCGTCGTCCCCGGGCTCGCGGTCGGTCAGGGCCTGCAACTTCGCCAGCGTCTGCCGCATGCGCCGACGCAGCGCGTGAGAGCGCACGATCGCGGCGTAGTGCGGCAGGGCCTCAGGCACCGCGGCGGCGTCCTGCAGCGCGTGCCACTTCTCCAGCCCGTTCGCGAGGATCGGCTGGTTCCACACCCGCGCCCGTTCGAGCTGGTGCTGCAGCGTGATCGCGTCGATCGGCTGCCCGGCCGCGTCCAGGTCCAGCGCGGCCCGCAGCGTTACCGCGTGAACGGGGTGGTGCAGGTCCTCGGGCTCCAGGTTCAGCAGCGCGAGGGCGCGGCGGCCGTAGAGCATCACCCCGCCCGTGATCGAGCGCTCGGCGGCTAGCAGGCTGGTGCTCACGACAACCCCCTCAGGAGTGGCAGCGTCTCGCGCCGCTCTGCGAACTCGACCAGCCCCACGCTCTCGCGGACCAGCCGGTCAACCTCCGGGTCCAGCGGCAGAGCGTCCGGCCCGGTCTCCCACCGGACCTTGCGGCCCGGCTGTACGTGGCTCCCCGCGCGCCCCTCGCGGCTGTCCCAACCTGCGCTCCCGCTCGCGGATCCCAGCGCCACCGGATGCCACCCCGCAGCCCTGTAGCACGTCCCCGGCTCGCCCAGCAGCGTGCTCGACACGATGCGCCGCCACCCCAGCGCCGCCGCCGCGCGAGCTGCGGCGCCAAGGGCCTTGCTGGCCGCGTGCGGCGTCCCGTCGCTGCACAGCCGCGTCACCTCGCACGCCCCCTGCTCTTGCATCATCCGTGCCACCGGCCTACCGACGATGGCGACGCAGCACACCCCGGCGTCCCCTTGGACTGCGACCGCGAAGAGGCCGCCGACCCGCGCTGCCAAGTGGCTGTGCTTCTTCGCCACGAAGATCCGTGCGTCCTGCAGCGTGATGGGGGCCGACTTGAGGCTCACGCCTCACCCCGCGCCGCGCGCTGCGCCGCCACCGTGGCCTGCAACTCCTCCAGCATCCGCTTCTCCTCCGCGACCTGCGCCAGCATCTCCGGCGTGGGGTTCTTCCAAGCCGCGACCGTCTCTGCCCGCAGGCGGTCCTGCTCCTCCATCTCCTTGCGCCAGTCCGCCGCCGACTGGCAGTCGTGGTAGCCGATGGTCTTCGGGTCCTTGACCGACCGCATGGGGTTCGCGGTCTTCTCCCACGCCCGGGCGTCGTCGAGCAGCGTCTTCAGCTTGTCCACAAACTTCTGCACCGGAATCACCCCCGGCGCAGCGGGCGTGCCGCCGCCGTAGAAGTTCCAGCCGCCGGCCCGCAGCCAGGAGACCAGCAGCTTCACGTCCGCCTGGTCTACCCCCTCCTCATGCATGGCCCGCTGTAGGCCGATGAGGTCGCGGCACCTACCCTCCCCCATGGCGCCCGCTCCCCACTTGCCCGCCTTGGGCTTGTCCATGGAGACCCGCCCGGTCTGCTCCAAGGCATCCAGCAGAGCCGTGGCCGTAACACCCGCGACGGGGGGTCCAGGAGGCTCTACAGGCCGCGATGGGGGGTCGGGTTGAGGGCTAGCAGGGTCCTGCGGTTTTGCAGGGCCTTCCTGCTTGCCAGAAAGAGACCCGTCCGGGCTGGCCTTCGCCATGGCCGAGGTCGGTTGAACCACCGCGGGGGGTAGGGGGGTCTGTTCGGCTAGGCACGGTACGGTACGGTTAGGAGTCGCGTGAGACGTTTCGTTGCACGCAACGCCTAATGATGCGCGCAACGCTTCAAGAACGGTGCCACAATCCGCCGCAGGCAACGCTGCAGCACGGGCCGCAGCGACCACCGCGGGCGAAGCAATGAACCACTCGCCCTTCTCCCGGTGCGCGGAGAGCGCTTCGTGCATGCGCCGCTCATCTGCCGGCTGGGCGCCGAAGGCCCCTAGGACCACCAGGCGGTCGGGCCGCGCCGAGTTCAGATTCTCGATCCGCCGGGCCAGGTCCTCGGTGAACCCGATCTTGATGTGCCCCCCGTCCTCAGACTGGATGAAGTACACGACCGGCTTCCGGTGGTCGACCCGCAGGCCGCTGCGGATCATGTCCCGCTTGCGCTCGCGGTGCTCCCGGCTGCGCTGGGTTGGCGATGCGGTCGCTTCCTGCGCGTCGATGAAGTTCGGCACCAAGAGGGACGAGCCCACCAACTGCACCGCCCCATCGGTCAGCAGCTCCTGCATGGCTGGGTCCACTACGTCAGGCGGCATCCCAACCACGCCAGCCAAGCCGCGGATCCCATGGCGGCCCAACTCAATAGCCCCGACCCGGTCGGCCTTCCGCAGGATGAACATCAGCAGCGCGCGGGCCTGCCACGACAACGCCAGCCAGTCCGCCGTGTCCCGCGTGTAGACGCGCACGTAGCGCTCGTTGGCCCAGTCCATCAGTGACCTCTCCAAGCGCTCAACCCGCTGTTATGGCAGCGAGCCAGCGCACCAAATCCGCAGCGGGTCATCCCACGTTCTCCCGGCAGTAGCGGTGGACTTTCGCCCAGCCCGCGACGACCTGCGCCCGCGAGCGGGTGGCCACCGGCATCTCGACCACCTGCCGCGCGCCGCAGCGCCGGCACAGGAGCGCGTCGCCCTCCAGCGCGGTGCGGGGCAGGTCCACCGGCTTCGCCAACTCGGCGCGGCCCTCGTCAGTCAGCACCGCCCGGCCGCCAACCTTCGTCAGCCAGCCGAAGCCCAGCATGACGTTGATCTGCTTGCGCGCCACGTAGTCTGTCTCGCCGGGGCTGGGCAGGTTCTCCAGCAGGCGGCGGCGGTAGGGGGTCAGGACGCGGCGCTCTGTCATCGGAGGCCCCCCAGCCGCCGCAGGACCCCCAGCGAGGACCGCGACTGCGCGCCGAAGCCGGCCTCGTGCAGCTCGATCTTCGCGACCGCCTCCGGCCCGAGCGCTTCCAAGCGCTGCACCTCGGCCAAGATGCCCGCGCGCAGCGGGTCTGTGCAGGGCGGCGCGCAGCCCACCACCGAGATCCCGCGCCAGCCGCGGCGGCGGATGATTTTGCCCTTGCGCGCGAGGGCGTCGAGCCAGTCAGTGACGCCGTTGGTCGACTTGACGCCCATGTGCGCGGCGATCTCGCGCAGGGTCGGCGCGATGCCGTCGCGCTGGATGCGCTCCCGCAGGAAGTCCAGCACCTGCTGCTGGCGGGCGGTGGGCTTGTCCGAACCGCCCATCACCGCACCCCCAGCGCCGCCAGCGGACCGAACTGGTAGAGGCACAGGCGGACAGAGCAGCGCACCACGACACCCGCGCCGCAGCGAGGACGGCGGGCGTAGCGCCCCGAGAACATCTCCTGCGCCGCGGGGCGACCAAAGGGCCAGCGGGTCCAAGTGTCCGCGGCCAACGACTTGAGCAGCACGTCGCGGGCCAGCATCACCGCCCCCTGCGCGCCTTGGGCTTGCTCTGGCAGGCCTCCGGCGCGCGGTACACCAGCACCGGCTCGGGGGCTATCAGGGCCTGCCGCAGCCCGTACTGCATCGCTGCCTCCACGATGGCGTTGCGCGAGAACTCGGGGTACTGCGCCCGCACCGCCTCGATCAGGCGGTCTGTGTCCGCGCCGAAGCGCGGGCGGGAGCCGTTCGGCAGGCGCCAGCCAAGGGGCGGCGTGATGGCGGCGGGGTCCTTGTAGATAAGGACCGCCTCCGGGGTCACGGGCAACTGCAACAGCCCAAAGTGGACGGTGCAGTCCACGAGGGCGTTGATAGTGAAGGCGTCCCAGTCCGCCGCGGCCGCCTTGATCAATTTGTCGGTGTCGGGGTTGAACCGGATATGGCGGCAAACCCGCCCCTCTTGCTTCTGACGGTTTTTGGTCATAGGAAGGTACCTACCATCAATGGGCCTGCTTGGGCAAGGCAGAACGTTACCGAGCCCTTGGACAAGGCTTTACCCGACGGGCGCATTTTTTTGTTGCCAAGCGCGCTGAAGGTTGGTACCTATCTATCCGGTCGATGGGCGAGCGTTTGACTCTCCGGGCATGGTGCCGCGGGACCTCCTCTCACGCTGGCCGGGATACGCAGGTTTGCGCCTGTCGTCGGCGGTTCGACTCCGCCCGACCGAATGGAGGCAGTGATGGGTAAAACTTTGCCGACAGAGCGACCGATACTGTTCAGCGCGCCGATGGTGCGTGCGCTGCTGGAGGGGCGGAAGACACAGACGCGGCGCATCTGCAAAGACGCGATGGTCGATCACTTCGGGGAGGCGTGGCCCGCGTCGAGCACGACCTTCGACGGGAAGGAGTGGGTCGCGCGCTGGCCCGAGAAGTTGCAGGGCAAGACCGTGAGCGATGGCTACAAGTCGCCGCAAGAAGACCGGATCCGCTGCCCCTTCGGGCTGCCCATAGACCGCCTGTGGGTGCGCGAGACGTGGGGACTGCACAGGCACCACGATTACACATGCTGGAACCGCGACTCCATTGCGGGCCGCACCGCCGAGGACCTCCTACTCTCTTGGCAAGTGGCCTACGCCGCCGACGCCACGTCGGTCTATGACCACTGGCGCCCGTCGATCCACATGCCTCGCTGGGCCTCGCGCATCACCCTGGAGGTGGTCGCGGTGCGCGTGGAGCGGCTGCAGGGCATCAGCGAGGAAGATGCAAGGGCGGAGGGAGTCGAGCCCCCCTACGATGAGGGCACGCTGGCGGAGCGCTATGGCAGTTACGAGGAGGGCTTCGAGCGCCTGTGGAAGTCGATCAACGGCGCCGAGTCATGGGCGGCCAACCCGTGGGTGTGGGTGGTCGAGTTCAAGCGGGTGCAGCCGTGACCCCCCACGACTACGAGGATCTGCTGCTCGGCGCCCTCGGCGGGGTCCGCGCCGCAGAGCAGACCGTCCACCTGAACCCTGACGAGGGCGAGCACTACCGCCGCGCCGTGGCCGCGGGCTGGGAGGAGACGTTGACCTCCGCGGGGCCGGGCAAGGTCCAGCGGGTCGCGGCCTGCCGCCTTGGCAAGCTGGACCGCCGCCTGGTGCTGGTGCAGCCGCTGGAGGTCGCGCTGCAGGAGCCCCCCGCGGCGAGCAAGGCGCTGGTGGACGCGGCGCTGAGCCTGCGGGCGGAGATCGGGGACTGGGCCGCGCGGTGGCCGCAGGAGGCGCTGCTGGACCCGATGGACTTCGCGTCCTCGCTGGCGACTGACTGGCCCAACCGGCCCTCGCTGAAGGAGGCGCGGAAGACGGCCCGGAGCCTGCTGCCGCCCAAGGCGCAGGCGTGGTACGAGGCGCTGCGGCGGCTGGTCAGTGTGTCGGTGTCGGAGGTGCCCTACAGCATCCACGAGGCCGCTGGTCGCGGGCCGCGGGACCTGCTAGAGGAGATCGAAGACCGCATGCGCGGGTGGACGGTGCCCGGCTTGACCGAGGTCGCCACGCTGCTGCGCGGCGCGCTGTGATTTTGCCCCTGCGGGCGACGACACTCCACCATTGGCTTTTCTTTGTTGGGCAGTAGTGTCGTACCGGACATCGGGAGGTCCCGTTCCAGGAAGTCCCGGTGTGTCGCCCAAGGGGGCGCTTTTGAACCTGAGCGAGGAGAGACCATGGCCAAGAAACCGACCCTAAGCGCAGCGCTGAAGGCGCTTCAAGCCAACCTGACCAGCCGAACCGCGATCCCCGAGGACCACATGGCGGTGCTGCGCGAGATGCTGGCGGGGCGCCGCGTGCTGACGCTGAGCGGGACCGCGCTGGACATCGACCAGATCGAAGCCGACGTGGCGCACCTCGACCTGACGGGCGACGACTCAGCGGGCGACGACCTGAAGACGCTGGACGAGGCGCTGCAGAGCGCCCGCCCGGCGCTGCCCGCCTGCCCCATCACCGGGCAGGCCCTGCGGCTGGTCAAGGGCAAGGCCGGGGCGCCCGACCGGCTGCTGACGCGCGACAGCATCGACTGGCAGCCGCTGACGACGGAGCAGCGCGAGGTCGCCGCCTACGCGGTGTCCATCGGCGCCATCAGCCCGACCAGCGCCGCCGCCGAGAGCGCGGTCTACGGCCTGCAGCAGAAGCCCTTGCCGCCGCCGTGGCCCCGCCTGACCGCCGCGTGGGTGGCGCTGCGGGACAAGCCGAAGAAGACCCCGGCAGAGGCCGCGCAGGTGGCCAGCGTGCAGGCGCGGCTGACCTTCCAGCGTCAGGAGGCGCCCGCCGCTGCGGGTAGTTCCTTTCCCGCGGAGCAGGTGAGCGCTCGGCCGGAGCCCGCGCCCGTGCCGCAGCCCGGCGTCAGGACGTGCGCTAGTTGCGGGCGGGCGGAGAACGACCACGATGTGCGGCACCCGTTCGTCCCGCAGGGAGAAGCGCCGGTCAGTGCGCCGGGGGCGGTGCGGATCGTGGTCGTGTCCTCGCCCAAGGATCGCGACTTCGTGGACGACCTGCGCGCCAACCTCGCCGGGCCGCTGCGGGCGGGACGGGTCACGCTGTTCGACCAGAACATCGACATCAAGCCCGGCGCGGATACTTCCGCCGTCGTGGCAGACGAGGTGCGCCGCGCCGACATCTTCCTCTACGTCTGCACCTCCGACATGCTGGCCAGCCGCGGCAGCGACGTGCAGACGTGGGTGACCACATTCACCAACGCGCGCCACATTCCCGTGCTGGTCAAGCCCTGCATGCTGGAGTACTCGGCGCTGACTGGCAAGGTCCCGCTGCCGCCCGGCGGCAAGCCCTCACGCGATGCCTATGACTCGATCGCAGGCCTCATGCAGGTGGTCACGGCCATTGTGGCGGCAAGGCGCTAGCCGTGAACACCCCGCCCCTCCGCGGCACGGTCGAGACCTACGCCACCGAGGCCGCATGGCTCGCGGCGCGGCAGGGGCGCGTGTCCGCTACGATGGTCGCGCGCATCCTCGGCCTGTCCGCCTACGGTGGCCCGTGGGATGTGTGGGAGGATGCGCAGGGGCAGGCGCCGCGGCAGATCGAGAACGCGGATCAGCGGCGTGGCAAGGTGCTAGAGAGCGCGGTGCTGCGCCTGTACGCCGCGGAGACTGGCCACCACGTCTGCGACCCGCGGGCCATCTGGGGCGGGGAGCGGGTGCTGCTGGTGGGGCCGGAGGGGTGGGAGATCCAGACGCCGGACGCGATGGCGTTCACCGGCGAGTGGGGCCAGGTCGAGGGCAAGACCGACGCGGTAGGCACCGGCTGGGGCGCGGCGCAGGTTCTGCCGTGCTGGGCGGAGGGCAGCGAGGATGTGGTGCGGCCGGACTACGCGGTGCAGTGCTACTGGCAGATGGAGGTCTCCGGCCTGCCGTGGGTCGACCTGACGGTGCTGCTGCCGCGGTTCGAGCTGCGCACGTTCCGGCTCTGCGCAGACGCCGATGTGCAGGCGGCGCTGCGGGATCAGATCGGCGAGTGGCGCGAGCGGCACTTGGTGCAGGGCCACCCGCCCGCGCTGCAGCCCACCGGGGCGGCGCGGCGCTACCTCGCGCGGCGGTTCCCCGGCGGGGAGGGGCTGCGGCCCGCCACGGCGCAGGAGAGCGCGCTGGTGGCGCGGCTGGCCTACGCTCGAGCGGCGAAGCAGTGGGCAGAGGAGCAGGAGGCGATGACGGAGACCGCGCTGCTGGCGCTGGCGGGGGACGCGGACGCGCTACAGACCCCGGCGGGGCGGGTGAAGATCACGCGCTACGCGGAGCAGCATGTGCAGGAGTACACCGTCGCGGCGCACACGAAGGCGGCGCGGGCAACGGTGCGAACAACGGAACTTGAAAAGGCGTGGGCACAGCCCGCGCAGCCGGTGCTACCGGCGAAGGAGTGAAGATGGCGAAGAAACTGACAGGCATGTGGACCCCGACCGACGCGGACCTGCTGCGTGCGCTGCTGAAGCGCGGGACGGCGATGGCGCAGACGCTGCTGGGCGACCTGAAGGTGCCGCGGGATCGGGCACGCAACGGGGAGTACGACCGCAACCCCATCTGGTTCAGCGGCGCCGCCGGCAAGCGCATGGACGCGCTGGTCAAGCAGGGGCTGGCCACCAAGCGCTACCAGTCCTACGAGATCACCGGCAAGGGCACGGCGACGGCCACGAAGGAGGCGAAGTGATGACCACGCGGCAGAAGGTCGAGGCGTTCCTGGGCGCGGCGTCGGGGCGGCGCGGCATGGGCACTTGGCGCGAGTGGCTGCGCGGGGTGCTGTTCACCATCGAGGACACCGGGCAGCACATCAACGGGATGACCCTCGACGGGTGCGAGGGCTGGGCGTCCACGCTGGAGTTGGCGCTGAAGGCCCACGGGGTCCGGTTCTGCGACGTGCTGGACTACCTGTTCAACCGGGCGCCGGACGAGGAACGGCTGGTCGACGCTCTGGCGAAGTGCCGCCAACATGCCGACCGGATGCTGACCGACATCGACGAGACCCTGAGCAAGTAGCAACCACAACCGGGCGGGGCTGGCTGCGGCTGGCCCCGCCCATAGGAGCACCCATGAGCACCGAACTCCTCCCCCCGAGCATCGAGACCACCGCCGTTGCGCCGCGCAGCGCGCTGCAGCAGACCATGAGCAGCGCCCTGCAGGCGCAGGTTGAGGCCGAGATCGTCGCCCGCTACAAGTTGGCCATGCTGCGGCCCCGCGACGTGGACAAGTTCTTCGGCGCGTTGATGAAGGACTGCCGCCGCCCGTCGTTCGCCAGGGTGGCGCGCTACGCCAAGCCGCAGGGGCGGCAGAAGAACCAGCAGACCGGGAAGTGGGAGGAGAAGACCGTCGATGGTCCCTCGATCCGCTTCGTCGAGGCGGCGCTGCGCCACTGGGGCAACGTCATGCCCACGGTGGTTGCCATCAGCGACGACGACCGCAGCCGCACGGTCCGCGTGACCGTCACCGATCTGGAGGCGAACTTGTCCTACTCGCAGGACGTGATCTTCGACAAGACCGTCGAGCGGCGCGACGGCAAGGGGCGCCGCGTGTTTGGGCAGCGGACCAACTCCTACGGGGATCCGGTCTTCATCGTCGAGGCCACCGAGGACGAGGTGCGCATGCTGCAGGCGCGGCTGGTGTCGATGGCGCTGCGCCAGTGCGGGCTGCGGCTGTTGCCCGGGGACATCGTGGACGAGGCGCAGGCGCTGATCCTGCAGGTGCGGCAGGACAAGGACGCGCAGGACCCCGACGCGATGCGCAAGGCGATCGTGGCGGACTACGCCAACCTGGGGGTGCCCGCGGAGGAACTGCGCGAGTACCTGGGCCACGACCTGGACCAGACCACGCCCGCGGAGGGGCAGGCGCTGTACGACCTGGCCAACGGGATCCGTGAGGGGGCGGTGCGCTGGGCGGAGGTGCTGCGCGAGCGGCGCGAGGAGCGGGCGCCCGCGGAGCCCCCCAAGACGGCGAAGGGCGCGCTCGGGCTGCGGGACAAGGAGCAGTCGTGAGCGACGCGGAGATGGCAGCGGCAGTCACCAAGGCGCAGGAGACGGCGCAGAAGGTCTCCGACCTCGTGATGGAGGAGAACGAGCCCGCGCCCGCCATCGGGGCGCTGTGCTGGGCGGTGTCGGGCATCGCCAAGGCCTACGGCGTCGACTTGCAGGACGTGATGGGCATGCTCAGCGCCTGCTGGGCGAAGACCACCGCGACGTTCGAGGGCGAGAAGGGATGAAGGGCGGGACATCCATCACCCTCGCCCCCGGCCTGCGGATCGTCGGGCACGGCAGGCGCATGATCATCGAGGACGTGGACCGCGAGCGGCTGGCGGCGGCGCTGGCGCAGACCCAGGGCGCCCTCGCGAAGGCCGAGGCGGAGTTGACCGACCTGCGGCGGCTGCGGGCGCTGGTGATGCGCCTGCCCGCGGCGGATGCATTTGGGCCGGAGGCGGCGCTAGGGGCACTGCTGAACCGGCTGGAAGCGGAGAAGACAACGTGAGCCCCGACGAGTATTACAAGCGGCTAGGCATCGCCATCCGCACGCGCCGCCGGGAGAGCCTGATCCCGCAGGAGGTGCTAGCGGAGAAGATCGGCGTCTCGCGCCCCTCGCTAGCCAACATCGAGGCGGGGCGGCAGCGAGTGTATGCGCACCTGATCGAGCCCATCGCCGCCGCCATCGGGACGACGGTGGAAGCGCTGCTGACGCCGCCCAGCGCCGCGGAACTGCGCCGGGTTGAGTTGCTGGAGCGCGAAGCGAAGGTCGCGCTGGAGCGAGACCGGATGGACAAGCAACTGAAGAAGCTAGCGGCGAAAGAGGCCGAGTTGGCGGCGGAGCGCGCGGCGCTCGCAAAGGAGACACCATGCACATGATCTACATCGCCGGGGCCTACACCGCCCCGACGCGCACCGGCATCATGGCCAACGTCCAGCGGGCGCGCGAGGTCGCGGCCCGCGTTGCAGCGCACGGGGCGTTCCCGGTGACGCCGCACTTCCTCGGCGACGGCATCGAGGACGCCGGGTCGCCGCAGTTCTGGTACGACGGCACGCTCGCGCTCATGCGCCGCTGCGACGCGGTGCTGGTGGTGCCCGGCTACGAGGAGAGCAAGGGGACGCTGCTGGAGATCGCCGACGCGGGGCGCCGGGGCCTGCCGGTGCTATACACCGAGGCGGCGCTGGTGCGGTGGCTGGCGAGCGGGCCGGACCGCGCCGACGCCCTGAGCCACGCCCACGGGCAGGGGCAAGAGGACGCGGTGGCGACGATCGCCAAGATGCTGCGGTGCCCGCCGACCATCGGGGACATTGAGGCGGCGCTGGCGCAGCGGCCGGCGATCGCCTTCCCGGGGCACTGCTGCATGCTTGGCGACCCCAAGCGCACCACGAACCCGCAGGGATGCCCGGCATGCGAGGAGATGCGCCGTGGCTGAGCCCTGCCGCTGCGGCCACAAGGGCGAGGGGCCGCACCCGTGCCACGGCAAGGGCCACACCTGCGGGCAGCCCGCAACGTCGCGGCTCTATCAGCCCCGGCTGGTGTCGCTGGCGGGGCGGTTCATGAAGGCCGAGATGCGCGAGACATGGGCCTGCGATGTCTGCTGGGCGGAGTACATGGCGCAGCGGGCGGAGGTGCGCCGTGGCTGAGTTGCGCATCACGTTCGAGGGGAAGCCGAGGACGAAGAAAAACTCAACCCAGATCGTGCAAGCCGGTGGGCGCCCGCGGGTCATGCCGAGCGCCGCGTGGAAGGAATGGTGCGCCGCCACAAGCCCGCGCATCACCCTCGCCATGCGCCGCATCTACGCCGGGGACATCGGCGCGCTGGTGGCTGGGGTGGACGTAAAGTGCAACACCCGCCTGCGGGGGTTCATCGACTACCCGGTCAA